TTCTTCAGAAGTACGACTATTGTGTTTTTCTACATTTGAGACGCTTATTGCGTCAGGTGTTTTTTTTGTCGCCATTATAATAGCGTCTCCTTTCTATTTTCTTTTACGTATTTGCGATGCAAGTTTTTCAAGTAAGTCGGAAGAATCTTGTTTAGGTCTTTGTAATAATAATTTTCTACGTTCTTCCATTAAGGCCCAGCCGAGCATACAACATGTATAAGCTCTATCGTCGTGCATCTTATTTGCTTTTTCTGGGGTTAACTCAAAAGAGTCCTTGCCGGACTCTCTTTTTTTTCTAACCATATTCACAAGTTCTTCTTTTGTAGCATCAATATTTCCAAGAGCAATTTTGTCTTTCCAATCAAGTTTAATTGTTTTTGTATTAACTGATTGTATTTTACTCAATTCTTCTTGTAACTTAACCTCAAATTCTTTTTCATTAAGTTTTAGTTTGCGTAATTCTTCCGAAATACGTTCACGTTCTTTTGATAATTTTTTTTGGTCAATATCAAAAACCGTTAAGTAATCTTTGTTATCAAACGTTGCAGTAAATCCTATCTTATCTTGATTAAGCATTTCTATTAAAGCTTCATACATCATGGATTTAAATTTTGCCGGCTCCATTAAATGGATTTTGTCAACTGCATTTGGAAACTGTGCCACATAATCAGAGGAATATTCTTTATCAATTAATCCTCTGTGTACTATTCCATCGGCTGTTTCCCAATCAGGCATTAAGTAATCAGCTATATTTACGCCACCACCACCAGTACCAGCATCAATCCAAATTCCAACAATGTTTTCATATCCATCAGCACCTGCATTATAATCTAATATCATTTGCTTTAAATATTCAATCTGGTCTGGTGTACGCATAGGGCTTTTTATTTTTTTACCTACATCAAGAAGATTTACTCCGTTTACAATTTTTGCACGTTTATCAATACTCCCATCTACTTGAATATAATCATAAAATTCTGCAACCAATATAAATGAATTATCTACTTTACGTGCAGGATCATAAAATAATGCATATTTTTTGTTACCAGTTTCATTACAATGAACCGGTTTGCGTGTTTCTTCATTTCTTGTGATTACACCACGTTTAACAATTGCATCCGAGCCAGCTTCTGTGGTAAATTGACAATAATATTCACGTCTAGCTTTTTCTGGATTTGTTCTCATTTCCGATTCAACAGTGGAGCGAGAAAGTAGTGGCGCAATAACCTTACCATGAAGCGTAGGTTTAAAAGCTATTTCACAATCTATATGTAGTACACAATAATCGGGATCTCCCATAATCTGTCTTTTAGACCAATCCCTATATAATGCATAATATTTAGTATCAGTTGTTGATGCTGAACTAATTAAGAATTTTTGATTAGGTATATTTGTAGCAAAAGTTCTTTGACGTATAGGATCAATAGATTTACCACTTGAATCTTTACCGGTTTTAAAACTCTTATTAACAATAGCAAAAGCAGAATATACGTTGATCATTTCTTCCGATAAAAACGCCGATTCATCAAAAATTATTGATCCTCTCGCACCTCTTCTTGAATCTATGTTGCTATTTAAGGTTTTTGTTGTAGAGCCATTATATGTTGTATATGTAAAACCATTTGGGTTATGACTAAAGCCATCACCACTTGCACTAGGAATTACAATTTCATCTTTAAATAATCTTCCAGTTGAACCCTGAAATTCATCAATATTATCATTTGCTAATTTTTCCAATGTCATAAAAGTTTGTTGTGCTTGATCTCCTGATCCACTTGCTATATAACACCAATAATTACAAAACAAACTGTCTTTAGACATTAAAATAACATCAAGTGTTGTAGATTTTCCTATTCCACGACTTGCAGTAACAAGAACATTTGGACAATTCCATGCTCGTTGTATAATTAGTGCTTGACAATCTAACATCTCAATGTTATACATTAAATCTATCCATTTTAAAGGATTACATTGAAAGTATTTTTGCATTTTTGATATTTCTATTAATGATTCAATTTTTCTAGTAGACATAGGATAATCTATCGGTTTTACAAAAATACCATAATCTTTATAAAAATCTTTATCATATGGTAAATCCATATCATTCGGAAGAAGTATCTTGCTCATCAATATCTTCCTCCTCTTCGATATTGCCAAAGATAGAATATAATTCTTCTAAGTTTTTATATTCTATATTTGAATTTAATTCATTTTCTTCTAGGAAATCTTTTAAATCCAAGTTTTCTCGTAACAATATTCTATTTATTTCTTTGTATTGGTCTCTTTCTTGTCTTAGTTCTTGATTAACAACTCTCATTTCAGCAACCATATCCGACCACTCGGATTCATCAAGAGCAAGCTGTTTCATAATAGAAGCATCACTAATTTCTTGAACTTGTTGCATTCCACGACAAGTAGCAATATCAAATCCATTAACTTCAGAACCACGTAAATTTAAATCTTTAATTTTCTTTAATTTACCAGTCCACGTATTTTCCCCTCTAATTGAATTTTTGCTATTTTTTAAAGATATACAACTTTGTTCAGCTAATTTTGTAACATTAACTGTTATATTTTTCTTCATTTCTTGAAGTGCCTTAACTGTAGCAATATTCTTTTCAGCATTTCTAGGATCCTGTACCAAATCAGCAATCATATCATCTATTTGATTTATTTGTAAAAAACCTCGAACAATACTAATAATAGATGAGGTTCTCATCATATCATCATTTCCACTTTCATCAGAATCTAAAAAACCAATTAATTGAGAATATAAAAATGGCTGATCGGCTAATTTTTCTCTTTCAAAAGGAAGGTATCCTAATAAACGCAACACATCGTCTTTATTCTTTTCAAACTGTTCTAATATTTCCTGATCTTTAGGTAATGAATCTTCAGCCATATCTTCAATGCTAAACATTCCACCAGTATAATTATCTGACTGCCTATATGTGAGAGTATAATATTGTGGCATTGCTGCATTTTTAATATAACTCGCCCATACATTTGATTTATTTTTCCCATTAGATTGATTTGCTGCTTCTAATAATGACGCATCCCAAATTGAATCAAGCATTGGTTTATTAAGAAAATAACAAGCATCGTCAACTGTCTTTTTTGTTGGTTGTTGTCTAACACCCTTAACAGTTGGAGTTGCAATTTCATTTGCACAATCTTTACAACCATCAGTAATACCTGATTTACAATTTGGAGCAGTAGAAGCGTAGAAACTTTGCTTTTTCTTAGGTTTACCACAATGTTGACAAGTAAAATATTCACTACCAACACCAAGAATTTCCAAACACTTTAATTGATCTTTTGATTCTAATTTATCAAAATCAACTTTAATGTTATTAATTATTTTATCAATTTCTTTTAGAGTAGTGGTTTTGTCGCTACTCGTATTTGTTGTGGCACCTTTTTTTGTTAAACTGCGTGTAGCCACAATTTCACCTCTTTCCTTTTATTCATAATAGTGGACGCACCGGATTCGAACCGGACTTTGTTCCTTACGCCCAATAGACATGATGCCTTATAACATTTTCAACCCTTGATTATTAAATTGCTGTTAGCATCACAAAAAAAACATGACTCAAAAAAAATCAAGAGCAACAATATCACGTATAGTCGTGATTTTGTTAGTTACTCCTTACAAAAAATAGCAGAAGCTGTTTTTTCAATCTTTAATGTTGTTAATTTAATTAAATAAATTGCTGTTTGAGTCACAAAAAAATTACTCCCGGACGGAGTATATTCACAAAAATATCCCGGTGTGCAGTTTCAATCACACGAAGCCTTGTTGGATTGCGTAGGCTTTATTGATTTATCAGGGAACTTCCCCGCTGTGTTCACCACACAGACGTTCCAACGTACAGGTCACTATTGTCTTATCAACTTTTAATGCTTGTTTACAGGATATTAATTATTTCTTATATGTTTTAGCTTTGGCTAAACAATCTTTGCCAAATAATCCATCTTGTGTTAGCTTAACAAGTTTCTGAAATGACTTAACTGCTGCAATAGTTTTATCACCAGCTTCGCCGTCCACTGTAAGTTTTGTATTAACTGCCCAATTCAAAAACTTCTGTAAGTTTTTAACCTGAGCGCCAGTGTCACCCTTTTTAAAATATCCACGAGATGGGAGAGTAGGGAATGTTCCGGAATAAGTTTTCTTAACCGTAGTTGTACTTGATGTTGTGTTTCCGCCATAAGCCTTTACTACTTTATCTTTAAACTTTTTCCAGTCAGCCTCTTTCATTAAATAAGCCGGGCAATGTTTACCATTAACATCAAAATGTCTATAAACACAATCTGGCTTAAGATTATATTTCTTTAACAAACTTACAATTAAATCAACTGTATTATTCATTGTAGTTTCAGTTGCCTTAATTGTTCCATCTTTTTTTGTATCGCACATTTCTATACTAATTGAATTACTATTAGTAATCTTGCCATACATTTTGCCGCCACCGGTTTGTGGACAATCAGCCCATCTTGAACCACCAACAGACCATGCTACACACGTATCCTTAACGGATCTAGTAATACTGTCGTCATCTACAAAATAATGTGCCGAAGCATTTCTGTTTGCAGTTTGAAAATATTTAGCATTACTTTCATCATGATCTCCATCATTAGCGGTATAGTGTACAACAATGTATTTAATAGAACTTGTGCTTCTTGTAGCACCATAGTTAGAAGAGTGCGCTAATGCTTCTTTTATTGAAACCATATTATCACCTCAATTAAGTTTCATTGTGTATTCGCAAACCTTTCCTTTATCCTTCTCGAAAATTATTAACTTACCAGAAGCATTGGAGGTCTTTTGCAATTTCAATGAGTAAGGATCAAAACCAATAATTGATCCCATGTTTAATACTTCTTTATTAACTCCAATTTCTTCAATTTTATTATGATGTAAATGCCCGGCGATAAGATAGTCAATAGGAGTGCTATATATATCAGAAAAATTTTTGATAGCATTTTCCATATTTTTGACTTCACCATGAATACCCATAACATTATATCCGGCCAATTCAGCAAAGTTATAACCAGTAGGATTTTCTATAAACTCAAAATTTGGATTGTTAGCAAGTCTAATTTTGATAAACTCGGCTAATATTTTTTCCATATTTTCGTCTTCAAAAGTACCTTTTGGTTGACCTATCATACGCAATTCCGTATGATTACCTGCGGTTTGCTGGTATATAATACGTGTGTATTTAGACAATTCATTCAACCAGTTACTAATAAACTCTGCATACTTAATAGTTCCGTCAACCACACCGTACTTAAGTTTCATTAACTGACTCACACGAAGTATTCCATCAGAAAAATCCCCCATCGAAAATATATGAAGAACGGAAATCTTTTCTTTTTTAATAATTTCAATAGTCTGATTTAACAAATCTAACATACGTTCTTCAAAAATCTTTGGATTATAACGATTAAGAATTTCGCCTTTGAGTCCTTTAATTTCAAACTCCGCACCATAATGTTCGTCACCAAACACTAACAAATAATCTTTTTTATTCTGTTCGGGTTTAATATATTTTGGTATTTTAATTTCAGACATGTTTTTAATACTGTTGGTTATTTTCTCAAGAATTAGTTCGTCTCTGGCTTCTTGACGCAACCAACGGTTATATTCAACTTTCTCTGTCTGTAATTTCATACGCTCTTTAGTAAGATCACGAGTCTTTCTGTTTAATTCACGAATGAACTCGTCTGATTCCATTTGACTAAACACATCATCATACATAGCCTTAGCCATTTGATATCTCTTTCGGTATGCTGAATCACCAAGATAATTTTCTTCATCATCACCATATATACCCTTGTTGAGATAATAGGCTAATTCGCTCCATGTAAGGTTAATTACGCCAGTATCTTTTGCAAATGCAAGTCGCCAAATAAATTGGTTTTCATTTTCTTGCGGTTCTCTATTAAAATTAATATTAATCACCGCCCATTCGTATATCTTGAAACGTCAATTCCAATTTTCTTTGCAACATTCCAAGTCTTGCTACAATCGGTCACATAGTAGTGCCGCTTGTGATATGTGCAATGAACTAAATCAGGTATAATCTGATTAAGTTTTTTACCATCGTTTTTCGTTACTTCGATTATAATAATCATTCCTTTCGTTCATAAATTTCTCAAGTTAGAGAGTAGCGGAGACAGGAATTGAACCTGCTACCTTCGGGGCATGAACCCGTTATGCATCCGTTACACTTCTCCGCAATATATATAAAAAAAATACCCCCTGTCTCACTGCTGAGACAAGAGGTACAATATAGGAAGGTATCATTCGTTAATAAGCATCTTAATACTATTTGAAAACTTTGCCTTAACCCCATTTCTTGCTGGCACCTTTATTGTACCACCGGTAGCTGGATTTCGTCTTACACAAGCTTTCTTATGAGTAGGCTCTATTGATAACCAACGGAATAACTTCGTAGCGTTATCATTTACTAAATTAGTTTCTACCTCTGTCTGAATAGCACTTAAAACTTCTTTAATATCTTGCTGGCGAAAGCCAGTCTTCTTTGCAACACTCTTAATAAAATCTGCATTTGAAATCTTATTCATAACTTATTTGTATCTCCTTTTCTTCATCATTTATAGCATCTATATATGCAAGCTGCGCTGATACACAACATGCCATATCTACTAATTTTCGTAATTCTTTTGTATCAGATTCATTTATCTCGATTAATCCAGTTAATCTAGTTAGAATCTTTTCCATACATTCTTGATTTTTACTCATAATTACTCATTAAACAAAGTGTCGGCTATAGCAGCACTCTTACCATATAGTAATTTAGTATATGGATCATATGCTACAACCTGTTCGCCTGCTTTGTTATAAAACTCTTTTTTCTTACCTTTACATTCTTCATTGTTACAAACTAATACATTTGTATTTTCAACATATGTAAGCACTTGATGACAATAAGGGCATGTCCCTAAGAACTTTTTCTGCTGAGATTTTAATTTCGACTTATCATTAGTTTTTCTTGTAAAAGGCTTTAATCCAATATCTTTGGCAATGTCCTTGAACGAGTGATAAGTCTTTCCTTCAGGAATATTTAACAATTTCCTCACTCCTTTTTATTCATTAATTCGTGTTGTTATCCATTTGTTAGGATTATATTTAACACGTTTTTTAGCTGGTATTGTACGATACATTCCAGTATTGATGTCTTTTATACTACGTGCTTGATATTCTTTTACCTTGAAAGAGCCAAGTTTTGGTATTGTAACTCTTTTGCCGTCAATTAAATCCTGAGCAACGCCATCTAAAACATCGTCTACTATTTCTTTAGCCTTATTGGTTGATATATTATATTTAGTTGATACTTCGTCTATATAACAACTAAATTGTTTGTCGTAATTTTTGCTATTTATATTATCGCCTTCTTCCTCAT